GACAAAGTAGCAGTCACAGGATCAGAAAATTTCAAAGAGTTGAAAAACTATTACGTCAATAAACCCTGGAAGTAGGTGTAAGATTTACCTACACATTTACCTTTCAGTGAAGAATATCAGTAATATCATAGTAGATAATTGCCTTTACTGCAATAATATTTAAGAAGAACTTAGGTATGTGCATTAGATTAGGTTAACTAGAATAGCCTTCATATTCTTGCAAAAATGTAGTAACAGGATGGAGTAACTAAAGACTAAACTACGAGTTTCATTCCAAGACCGTAGATAATCTATTCTATGGATTATATCACAGATTCTTTGCCTCTCACTTGTATGTAGATGAGAAGCAAGTAGAAAAATTCTAAGATTTCTGTGGGCCTTACACTCAAAACATTGTACAAAAAAATTTAAAAATTCGATTTTTCTTATGTATTAGACTATGATCCAGTCAAAGACATAAATAGCAGGGAAGGTTTCTCACAATCAAAGAAAGATAGTTACATGAAGCAGCTGATCCGAGAAGTGTAAGCAAGTTGTATAAAGCCAGGATCATTCTAGACGATGCTGAAAGGAGGTGAGATATATAATACGGAAGAAACTAACATAAACAGCAATTTAATTTTTGGAGTATCTGAAAGACCTAGAACGATATGTAACCCTAGCAAATAATATTGCGGACTCCTAACACTAATTTAGAAACTGTTCTGGCCTGCTCTTAAGTAAATACTGCCGGGATTCATATAAGGTTACAACAAGAAGTAACTGTAAAAGATTTTTACTTCCAACGTAAACGCAGATATGAAGAGTCACTCAATAGATGGAAGCGCCTTTGAAAGTACATAACATGTAGTACTTAGAAGACTAGCTATAGATCCAGTTACCAAATAGTTAGTAAAGAGTATTTTCCAAAAATTAAAGTAGAATCTATGGTTCTAAAATAACGTAGAGGATATGGACAAATTAGAGCACTCTTTTTTAGAATAAGCACTAGATCACAGAAGTGTAATGTTTGTATAGTTACCAGGGATCAACTTAGAGAAATGGCCTCAAGAGATAATAAATGTTTTCTACAAGACAATGCCTTAATATGGAGGAGAACAGTAGCCCTGGAAAAGTTTCATGTATTATGATATATCTGGGATGACTTTCAGTGGACATCCTTTCACTACTTATTTTAATACGAGCGCTTCTTTAGCATATGGTAGCTTTTATTTGTATGACTCCAATTTACACGTGATGAAACATTTCATGTGGGCTGCTGGAGACGATCTAGTCATATGGCATATACTAGACATTTCCTAATGTATTATAAGTCACACCAGTTAAGACAAAGATTCAGGACATGTAGGATTGGGTCAGTGTGTGAAAGAGGTGTACGTTTCGAGATACGATGATTATGATTTCTGCTCGAAATGGGTATTTTAAGGCAGATAGTGGAGAGATTACTCAAAGGTGTTAAGTTAGAAAATGACATATAATAAGAAGAATCAACAAATAATTAACGATCCTTCGTTACACGCTCTGGCCATATATTAAGGAGTCTAAAGTGAACACGCTTCTATACTAGTAGAAGAAATCTGTAAGTAAAGAGTATTAACATTGAGGAAAGACTTAAAAATAGGCTGTAAATAGTAGATGTTAATAAACAAATAGAATACATATGCTTTTAAAGAAGAACGA